GGATGAACTCTGAGAAGATGTCCGAGTACATCGAGTATGTTTCGGATCGCCTTCTCAAGCAGATTGGGCAACCTACACTGTGGGGTTCTAAGAACCCCTTCGATTTCATGGAAAATATCAGCCTGGATGGAAAGACCAACTTCTTCGAAAAGAGGGTGGGTGATTACGGGAAGATGGACGACATCTCGGATGATATTGGGTTTGATGAAGAGTTTTAATTAATACAGTGTACCTTCGGAGTTAAGGCCCTGAGGTTCGAGTTCTATCACTGGTTCATCGACGTCTGTATCCGGTTCCACACTGTGAACAACCTTTGTTCCCTTCTTACCACCACACCCACACCCTGATTTCTTCTTACCACCCTCCTTTTTCACGTTCATCATAGCCCAAACGATGAGAGTGAAAACGATCGTGTGAACAACGAGACCAAATGTAGATGGACATCCATTTGGTGTTGCGATACTTGGACCAAGTACTCGCCTGACGAGGCGGAAAGTTTCGGGGTTGGCAATGACAAAGAATGTAAGACCGGAAATTATAGAAATTATAAATTTGTCCTCCTGTTTCTTACCATTGCACCCACAGCCACAGTCTTTAAACAGACCCATTATACTTTTGATATATGTCAACAAAAAAACTTACTTAAAGTCGAGCCCCCTAAGATAGATATAACCAACCAACAATGTCGCTCTCTATTCAACAAATCTCCGATCTCTCCCCCGCTTCTGTGGGCTTCTCGAATCTCCGTAAGAACAAGAATGGCGGTAAAACCGTCTACCTAAACGCTGGCGGCAACAAAAAATGCTATCTTCAACTCCCCTTCATGCGATCCCCCTTCGGTCTCAGTGCCTTTACTGACGAGGGGACTGGGCGCACCACCTACTCCCTCGATCTCTCGTTTGACCCAGATAACGAGCAGGCTATGGGAGTACACAAGACGCTCTCCGAGCTCGACAACATCATCGTCAACACCGTCGCCAAGAACTCTAAGGAGTGGCTCGGTAAGGAGTTCAACGTCGCGGTTCTCAAGGAGGCCCTCTACAAGCCAATGGTTCGCCCAGGTAAGGAGCAGTACCCATCTACCATGAAGCTGAAGATTACGACCAAGCCCGATGGCACCTTTGTCCCAGAGGCCTACACGATGAACCGTGAGCCTACGGCGGTCGACGCTATCGAGAAGGGTCAGAAGGTTATGTGCATCATCGACCTCAGTAGCATCTGGTTCATCGATAACAAGTTCGGTGTGACCATGAGGCTCAACCAATGTCTCTTGGAGCAGTCTACGAAGCTCCCCTCCTTCGCCTTCCAAGGCCTCGACCTCCCAGGCCCCGAGGAGGAGGATGAGGAGGAGGAGGTTGACGAGGAGGTTGATGTCTAAGATCCCAAAAAATAAAAAAAATCCAATCCCTATTGGTAAGAAGAAAAAACTTCTTACGAATAAGTAAGAATGTCCAACATCGAGAAGAATCTCAAAAGGATTCTTAGGGGAAAAAAGGGGTGTTCACCCCAAGAGTATTTACCTTCAACAGAGAAAGTTGGTTCTGGGGAGTATGGAAATGTATTCAAAGGGAATGTGAACGGAAATGGTAAGAGATATGTAGCCTACAAGGAAGTTAAGTTACCCGGAAATAATGTAACCCTCGCCGAATTGCAGAACTATATCAAACAGAATCCAGCTCGAATGGAATTTACCATTGCGAAAAAGTTGAAGGGCTTCGGTGTTCCGGAAAATTACATATACAAGACGTGTAGTGATAAAGTCATCATCTACATGGAATACATTGACGGTGTAGAATTAAGAAACTGGTGGAAGACCAACCCAACATTAGAACAACAGAAGTCTCTTATAGTTCAAATTATTTACAATCTCTACAGGATTCATAAAAAGTATCCAAAATTCAGACACCACGACCTTCACGGGGGCAACATTTTGATAAAAAAGGTGCCCGAAAAGAAAATCAAAGTTGAGCTAAATAACAAAACGTATACAATTTCGAATGGTGGTATCGAGGCAGTGATGATTGATTTTGGATTTTCACTATTCCCTCATATAAAAAATCCAATGATAAACGACAACTACTTCAAAAATATTGGAATTTCGAGAAACTCCCACAAACTATACGATGTACACCTTTTCTTAAACAGTCTTTACGAAATGACCATGCAATCGAAAAACCCAGAGGTGAGGAATTTTATTAAGTCCCTCTTACCACCCATGTATTTGGGTCGCAAAAGCACGGTTGTTAAAAAATTTAGATTGATTGGCACCGACCGTAAAAATGTCGCTCATACCTTTTACCTACCGGGGTTTGAAAAGATTTTGTCGAAACCCTTCTTAACGGGGGAAAGTAGGGCATTACCTATACCAAAGCCGCGAAAATTTGTGCGACCCCAGATTGTTCCGAAAAAGAAAGCCAGTACACCAATCAATAAGGCGGCTGCATATGCGAGGGCGGTAGCTGTTATGAAAAAACGGCGAGAGGTTGGTACTCCCAAGCCAATCCCCCGCAGACGGAGATGATTAAAGTGTGATCTTGAATGTGCGCTTAGTGCCCTCATCGACTTCGGAGAGTATCTTAAACTTTGGGGTCTTGGTGAGCTTCACCCCATCCTTAGTGACGAATGATTTCATCCGTTCAACTTCACCACGGGGCATTTTCCTGGTGTACTTGAGTGTGACATTCTTAGTTCCAATAGTAAATATAGTTGAAGACATTTTATTATTTACCTATAATAAAATATGATTGCTTTCGTGATTTTATTGATTGTTGTTATAGTGATTCTCTTGCGAGGCGACGCCGTCGCGCCACCAAAAGACGGTAAGAAATGGACGGTTTACGGGACCATGGGTTGTGGATGGACTCGTAAGCAGTTAGAATACATGAATAAGAAAAACATACCTCATACGTTTATCGATTGCGATGAAGAATCGTGTGCTGGTATGGATGCGTTCCCGACACTCGTAGACCCCAATGGTAAACAAATAGTTGGATACAACGAAGTTTAGATACCACGGATAACGGACATAGAGATGGCGAGAATGAGGGCATCCGTCAAGTTCTTGATAGGCTTGAGGATAGAGATGTGCTTCACGAGCGACCTGTTCCACACGAGGCGGAGGATGAAGGTGCTGATGAGAATTGTGAGCACGAAGATGAGAATTTCAGAGAGAACGTCAGACCTGCTTTCGGATTTGGAAACCTCCTTGATCATTTATTAGGGGTGGATATTTTTTTCTAGCCCTACTTCAAATGAAAGACCTCCCCCTGAGTGGGTCAGAAAGTAGGTTTACAAATAGAAGATGGGGGACAAGTACAGGTATAGGTAACAATAACTGTTACGCGTACGCTGTTGGTGACTACGAAGCCTACCGATGGCAAAAATCTATACCAGGTGATAGGTCTGGATTGTCAAACGGTAATCACAACTATACCCACTGCACGGGTCTCCCAAATCGTGTCGTGTCAGACAACCCCAAAAAGGTCTACAAGGTTGATGCGAATAAAAAATGTAAGAAGGGCTACTACAAGGTCATGATGTTTGTTTCCCCTGGGAGACCAATGAACTACATCCGTCAAGGTGACTTTCACTTTTACAAACAACATGGTGTCGTGGAATACAAAGTGAAGCCCGGAGACACTATAAAATCGGTGGCTAAGTTCTTCAAGGTGCCAGAGTCAAGGATAAAGAAGGCTGGAACCTTCAAAACTGGGAAACGTATTGTATTCAAAGCTAACGTATTCAGTCACAAGAGGGGGTGGGCTACGGGTCCACTTCTGACTGACGCCAAGGGGGGTATGATAAAAGATCCCCGTAAAGCTTCTAGGAACTACCCAGGTCTAAACTATGAGAAGTACTGTAGTTCATTCTGCGTCAAGAATTCCGGCATCAAAGTCGGAAAGACTCATCCCAAGGTCCGATAGAATACTATCTAAATCCATCAAATTTTCGACACCGTCGAAGGATAGATCGAAAAGATCCACAACCTCCATTGTAGTATTTTCATTCAATGACACAGTATTTGACACTGCTGTGTGATTGTTCTGTACTGTGACTGTAATTTTAAATTGCGAAGCATCAAAAACTTTTCTACATACGGGACAAGTATTTTTACCTTTATTTTTCCATTCCTGTAGACAGTGGGAATGAAACATATGTCCGCATCGAGTCGGTGGATTTGCCCGAGTCGACTTGACCTCATTTAGACATATGGAACATGTTGACATTCTATAGTACGG